TCATAAAGCTTGACAACACTCTAAGATCCCTGTAGACTACCTTTGTCTGGGTTGAAGATGAGATTCTAAGTTATTAAAGACACTTATAATACTGTCACACCACCTCCATCAGGGGGTGGTTTTTTGCTATAATGACTCTATTGAATCAAGCACCACATGACCATCATCCTTCGTCCTCACCAAGAAGATGCTTTGAATGCGATGCTGAAGCATAATCGTGGTCAAGTGATTGTGCCAACTGGTGGTGGAAAGACCTTGTGCATGATTAAAGATACCAAAATACATTTCGATTTATCTGACAATCGAGTTCATGTGGTAGTAGCACCAAGAATATTATTAGCAGAACAGTTGTGCTCTGAGTTTCTAGAACATGTCGATGCTCATGTAATGCATGTTCACAGTGGAGAAACGGAGCACTTTAGTACGACTAAGGCAAAGACCATCAAAGCATGGTCTGAGAATATCGATGGTAATCAACTGATCTTTACGACTTATAACTCTTTAGAAAAAATTAAGGAATCTGGTATTAAAGTAGATACAGTTTATTTTGATGAGGCACATAACAGTGTTAAGAGAAACTTCTTTCCTGCTACTGAGCACTTCAGTACTGCTTCTGATCGTACTTATTTCTTTACTGCGACTCCGAAGCATTCTGTTACTGTATCGAAACCTGGAATGAATGACACTGATGTTTATGGTCAGATCATTTGCAATGTTCCTGCACCTAAGTTGGTTGAAGAAGGATATATTCTTCCTCCTAAGGTTGTTGTGAATGAATTGCCTCAAGGCGACTTCAAGATGTCTGATTGTGACAATCTGATCTCTACTATTGATGACAATTCATTGAACAAGATTCTGATTGCTGCTCGTTCTACAAGGCAGATTGTGAAGTTGTTGACTGAATCTGATTTCTACCCACAGATTCGTCAACGTGGATACTCGTGCATGTACATCACATCAAAAACTGGTGCATTCATTGATGGTGTGAAGGTTGATCGTGAGGAGTTTTTCAAAACTTTGAATGCATGGGGCAAGGATCCTGAGAAGAAGTTTGTTGTATTGCATCACAGCATTCTTTCTGAAGGTATCAACGTAAATGGTCTAGAAGCAGTCCTTTTCATGCGGAACATGGATTATATCGGAATTAGTCAATCAATCGGTCGTGTGATCCGCCTAGGAGGGTCTGAGAAGACACATGGACTTGTTTGTGTGCCAGTTTATGATAAGGTGGGAATCAATACAGCACGAAGTGTTCGAAGTGTCGTGGAGACTGTCTTTGAACACGGAGAACCTGCTATCTCTGTTATTCGTCGTTAATTTCTGGGCAGCACACTTGCGTAAGTCCCAGAATCATGCTACACTTAAACCGTTCACAGAACATTCTAATGACTATCGCAACAGCACAGCAACACTTCATTGATCATCTTGAGACAGGTGTTGACTGGAACAAGGTATTTGGTGTCGTGGATTCACTCTATAGTGATGACGGTTTCACCACTAATGCCGATAATTTCACTCGTGCAACTGCTGTAGAAAAAGCACTTGCAAAGTTTTCTGATCTTGATCGTGTCGATCAGAAAGGTTATGACTTTATGTATGGTAAAGAAAAAATTGAACTAAAAATGCAGAAGAATCTCTTTCAAAAAAGAAATCCTTTTGCAACTAAACAGTTCAAAGTTAAGAACTTCTATGGAGAAAAGAAAACTCTAGAAGATTTTAAAGGTCAAAAGACCTTTGATTATATGATGGTGATCGATTTGACTTCACGTCGTGTTGCCATTATTGAAGATGAGAATGCACGTCCTCTTTATGAGCAGTATGGGGATGGTGTCTATGTCAAACTTGATATCGGCAATTACTATGAGTGTGATATTGGTACTGTCAATCCTATTCTTCCTCCAACCAAGTTGTCTACTTCAATCAATTTTGCTATCGATAATTATTTGGACTTTTGATCCAGTTTCCAAACTGTCCACCAGGAGCAGACTACCTGCTCCTTTTTTTCTATAATACTAAAGTATCTCAGAAAACATCATGGCAACCTATCGTGCTAAGTGTTGGTTAGGTTCTTCTGCTGGTTATCAAGAACTTGAAGTTGAATCGAATACAATCAATGGAGCATACCAACAATTTGAAAGAGTTTATGGTGCAGAACAAATTATTAACTGCCGACAAGTAAATTCTGGTGGTAGTTCTTCTGGTGAAAGTTCTGGATCTATAGAAGGAGCATTTGGGATTGCCATTATTGTAGGTATGATCTGGGCTCTAATGACTTTTTTGCCATGGATTCTAATGGGTCTTGGTGGATGGTTTGGTGCCTGGGCAGGTAACAAAACTGGTAAAGTAAGTCTTGCAATTATTTTGTCTCTTCTTGCTGGTGGTTTTGGATACTATCAAGGAGATCAATGGCAACAAGAATGGAATTCTGATAGCACTGTGGAGCAAGTTCAACAATGAAATGTAAAGTCCAACTTTATGTTTCTGGCAAAGTATTCGATGAAATCGTAGAAGCCAGAGATTATCAGGAAGCACGTCAAGTTGCACTTGCACGTAATCCAAATGCTAAGATCATAGGAGTTACTGCTGTATTTGAATGAAAGAAAAATTTCAAAAACCTTTCATAGATCGTCCAGGAATTTTAAATCCAAAACCAGGTGATCCACAAGGTTATGTGACAAATGATGGAATGTGGGCAGCAGCCCCTTACATTGGAAACAAGGGATTCTGTATTATACATAATGGAAAGCAAGTGCATAATGTTAAGACATATGACCAAGCACTTGCATATATTAAAAAAATGTCTAAAGTGATTAAGAACACAACATCTAGTCTTGAGGAGTTTCTATGACAGATAAAAAAGAAAAACGTCGTGATGCTCTTGGTTTATTTTATGAGAGTGTTCTCAAACCAGATCCAGAACTCAGGCAATGTTCTCATAATCAAGAATGCTTTCATGAATTGATGGAATGGAGATCTGAGATTCTTGAGTATCTTGATCGTCGTAGGAATGAAGAGTTTAATTAATGACTACTCAATATTTTTGGTTAGTAGTATTTGCAGTGGCAGTGTATTTCATCGCAACTGATGAAAGCATTGCTGCTGCTTTTTATTATGTTATAAAGTTAGCAAAAGCATATATTGATCAACAGTGGTGGTGGTTATTACACAATCCACGGAATCCTGTGGTAAAATATCTTATATACCGTCGTTCTCTTAAAATGGCAGAGAATATGATGGCAGAAATAAATAGAGACAAAGAGACATAAATCTATGTTATCTACGAATTATAGACTGAAACTTGAATTCATTTGTAAGTGCATCTCAAATGGAGAAGAGGTTAAACTTGAAGATATGATTTGGGCAGAAAAACTTGGTAAAGCAAATACCACTGCTCGTGAGATGCTTAAAAGAGCAAGAGGACGTGCTGCTAATCCTAATATGGTAGAGGGTAGTATGGATGACTTTATGAATAAGATGGGTTTGGGTGATCCAGATCCATCAAATCATCGCACTGGATTTGGTAGTGCAGATGAAATTGTAGATTGGTTCAATGAGGACCGCCCCGACGATTGGAGGCAACGTGACTGAAAAACTGACAGCAGTAATTTATTCTAATGGAAGTCAAGAGTGTGAACGCATTAGTATGCTTCTTAAGTCTCTTGGTGGTGAGTTTCATGAATATCTTTTAGGTGTTGATTTTAGTGATAGACAGTTTCGTTCTGAATTTGGATCAGAAGCAACTTATCCACAGGTTGCAATCGGAAACCAACACATTGGTAGTATCAAGGAAACCCTACAATACTTCAAACAAATAGAGGTAATATGACCTACGATGAGTTTGTTGGCAAAAGTCCAGAATACTACATGGATATGGTACGTCTGATTGACATCAAACTCAAACATCGTATGGAATTGACCGAAGAAGAAAAAGAAATAAATGGTTACATTTTAATAGTCCAAGAGACAAATAAACTAAATGAGTTAAGAAACCGTTTTAAAAAGTGCTGGGAGTTGGAAGAATGAATCCTTTAGTTCTTATCGCATGTTTTTCACCACTTATTGCGGTATGGTTAGTCATGAAACTTTCGGTATGGATTGCTGCTATCGGTGAAGAGCAAATCTATGTCAAAAAAGATGCAAAACGACCACATGGACCATATTTGGAAAACCCATATGCAGACGTTGACAAAGAGGAAGAGGAATATGGAGATAAAACAGATTATAGATGATGCTCTCTGGGAATATTATTCTGAGAAAGGTTTAGAAGTTCCACAGTGGCGGATGAAACGTGACCCAGAATGGTGGACAGAATACTTACTGGACTTGGGACTTGACCCCAACAACTCATAGTGCTATAATACAGGCACACAAAAATCATCGCAATGGACTATCGACCTTATTCTCCAGAGTGGCATCGTAAAAGATATCTGAAGGAAGCACTTGACAAGTATCTTGATGATTATGTTGATAATGAAATCATTCAAAGAGATATTTTAGATATTCTTTCAGAAAGATCTGAAAAAGCATATGCTGAATTTTCAAAAATTAATCAATTGGAAAAATCTTTTCGATGAAACCTAAGTTCCGAGTTATTTTAGAACAAGCAATCGAAGAAGGTGTGCGTCGTGGTTATGCACGAGCACACAAACATGTAGAGAATCCTACTGAAGGTGCTATTATTGAGGACATTGAAGATGCCGTGATGTCTTCAATCTACGAATACTTTACCTTCGATGAAGAGGATTATTCATGAGGTTTCGAAACATTGAGTTCCGTTGGTCTGATGTCAACAACAAACATGAACTTGTCAAGTGGTATAAACCTGGTGGTGATGGGAAAGGAGTTTCTTATGTGAGCACTGATGATAAAGAAGTTTGTTATGTCGTTGCCTTCTTTGATAAAGGTAAAGAGGGTTATGATATGAGAACCATAGGTGATAGGTTCTTTGAGGATAAAGACGCATTCGTAGTAGGAAAATACGCAATTGAGTTTCTCAACGAAACTTTTGAAATTGAAAGACAAGAAGAAGACAATCTCTAAACTGGCACAGGAGCATCCCACAGGTGCTCCTTTTGGTCTATAATACTCTCATACACACAGAAACCTAATGGATCTTAATTTCAAACAACTCAATTTGCTTTCTATTGCTCTTACGATGTTTTATGATGAGGTTTGTAAGACAGGAACTACTCCTGGAATGAAAAAAGATATTATGGAACTATCTAAACTGGTGAATGATGAGTTTTCCAAAGTTTCTGTATAAATTATGAAACGAGTAAATATTAAACAAATTCTTTCAAATCCAGAACAAAAGAGAGAACTAATGGTTGGAGCAATTCAATTTCTTCAAAATATTGAAGGTATTGATACTACCAAAGAACAGGCAGAACTTGCTTATGATAAAATTCAGGATGAGTTGCTATGAAGAAACTTGAATTTCGTCCAGTCACAATCACTTATGTGAGGACTATGATGCTTACACCAACATCAGAAACATTTGAGGATTGGGATGTAGAACCAACACAAGAGAGTGTTTATGACTGGGCAGTAGAAGAGTTTCTCACTACAATAGAAGAAGAAGCAAAGGATGGTGAATGGAGAAACTTTACCATTATCACAGAAGAC